ATAGCGTCAACCTTGAAAGTCTTAAGCAGTGCCTCAAGGCTCTTGGATCCGTTAGGGTAATGCTTTTTAGCACAATCGAGCATTACTTCTCTTGAAGGGTACGCACCCTGCGCCTGTGCTTTTTCTGCTGTCATTTCCTGCTCAGGAGCCTTTGGCTCTTCCTGCATCTGAGGTATCGGTTTCACTTCGTTACTTCCTTTCTTTCCGTAGGTGAATACAACTCTTTTCATCTTTGAGTTGTAAACCTCTAAGCCATCTATGTTTCCATCACTGTCATACGACACACTCTTTACTGTGAACTTGTCGTATGTGGATCCTTTGTCATTGGCGTTATAGTTGCCTTTATCCACCCATATACTAGGCGCCGAGTATAACTCTCTTCCTATTCCCAGATTGAAGCAGGCTCTCTTGAAAGAGTCGGATGCCTGCCCTTTCTCTTCCTCTGTTTTGCTTTTGGTTCCTACATCCTGCTTTGAAACCCACTCTCCTGTCTCAGGATTCTTTACCGATACTGTGCAGTAGAGATTGCCGTCTATCAGTTCGTGGTGCCTCTGCCATCCGAATATGCCGAATTTCTCATCAAGTAGCTTCTGATCTACTCTTGCGTCTTTATAAAGCAGGAGCAAAAGCTTTCCGTCCTTTGTTGTCTGGGCTACTCTGCACTCCATTTCATCTGCTCTGAGCTTTCTAAATCCTTCCATAGCGCCCTCCTTATCCGATAACCAGTGACTCGCCCTGCTCAAGGTGTGCATACTCTATTGCTTCTCCGTTCTTGATTGCGTCCTTGATAGCGGTTTTGTTTACCTCTGTCTTTACCTTCAAATACTCAGGCGGTACTGCCTCCTCATTGTCGATAACGACTGAGGCAGGATTCTTTTTGATGTTGAAAGAGAAAAGATCTGTCTTAAACTTTCTCTTCCCGGTAACTTCCATTGCGTTCTTAAGGGATTCCTTCATGGATGTGACGTTGTTCTCAAAGAGTTTTTTCATGCCCTGCAGTCTCTTGATCTCCTTGTCAACTGCATCTGTAGAAGCTTCAAGCTGTCTTATGACCTTTGCATATCCATCTGCTTTGTACTCGATCTCGCCCTCTAAACCTTCGAGGGTATCTTTGAAGGCTTGGGGATCTGTCTCTGGATCCTCTGCCATAGAAAGTAATTCTAAAAATTCGTTCTGTAACTCATAAAGTGTACTCATAATCTTTGTCTCCTTCTGTTTTCCGTGCTATAATTGCCTCAGAGTGTATAAATAATCTGGTGATGAAAAGCTGCTAGGTAGTCGCATACTTAGTGGCTTTTCGCTATGTATCTGGTCTTTCCGTGCTTCTCTTCAAGCTCTGCTGAAAGAGTAAGTATCTTTTCTGCATAATCACTTATGTACCCTTCCTCCTGCGCTCTTGAGTCTCCGTTGTATACCATGAGCACTACTGCAGGATCCTCATACTTGTTAAAGAGTTCTGCCAGATAGTCGGCGGCTACTGCCATGTTTCCATCTACTGAGTAGATATCTGTTACTCCGAGTCTCTCTATCCTCTCTCCGTGCCATCTAGGATTGACCTGCATAAGTCCGAGGCAGTTCCCATTTGATACTGTAGGGATGTAGCTTGACTCCTTGAATGCCATAGCCATTAAGAACTCCGGGCATATGTTATAGATCTTTCCCCACTTCTCAGCCGCTTCCTGTACTTCTACTGGTATGTCGCTGTCTATGTAGCCTTCCTCAACCTCTATTACTGGCTCCGGCACAGGCTCCTCAATGGGTGTGATCTTGACCTCATAAGTGACCTGCTGAGGCTTGTTGAGCTCATACCACGGAGTAGCATTGTTTGCTGACTCCATGTGGCACATACCAAATATCCCTCCAACAATGCACGCCATTATCAGCGTTGGTATCTTTCGTCTCATCCTCCCCTTATCCTTTCAAAGTTTTGAATACGTCCTGCCTCTCTTCGTATGGGATCTTTAGGTAGTTAAAGATCGAGAGAAGCTCTTCAATGGTGAAGCTCTTAAAGTTGTGCCATTTCTTGAGGAAAGTAGGTTTACTTACTGTCACGCAGCGCACCCTCAGATCCTCAAGTGATCTAACGTGGCGTATCTCCATGTACTTACTGATCAGCCCTCTTAAATCATCATCTGTCATGCGTACCTCCTTCCATCTAGGATAAATATGTGCCCTTGCCGACACTAATCGTGTCGTTAAAGACTAAAAAAAAGAGCGTCCACAGTAGTATTGAAGTACTTTGCCAGTGCTGCCTTGTGAATATCTTTAGGTATTCTTATGCCATTCTCATAGTTGGCATATGCTGATGCAGTCAGCCCGCAAGCCTTCGCTACTTCTGCTTGGCTCTTGTTTATCTTTGTGCGTAATGATCTAAGTCTCTCCGCTATGACCATATTATCCATGAGTTTTTCCTCCTTTCTGTGCGACACATTTCGTGTATGTAATTATATTATTCCATTTAAAAATTATTGTCAACACATTTTGTGACGATTTTTATTTACTTCTATACACGGATTGTGTATTATATTATTGGAGGAAACTACAATGAGTCAGCTATCAAACAATATTAAGAAACTAAGGGAGAATTACGGATATTCTCAGCCAGATCTCGCTAAGCGCCTCGGAATATCGAGGAGTGCTATAAGCATGTATGAGAATGGCAACAGGGAGCCGGATCTGGAAGTGTTGGAAGCCATGTGCGATATATTCAACGTGGATCTCAACTACTTAACAGGTGTGTCTGCCACTACTTCTGTTATTCCAGACATAGACTTTTTCTTAAATGATGAGGAGCGCAAGATCATCTTGGCTTATCGCAAGGCAGATGAGATAGGTAAACAGATGGTACTGCGTGCTCTGTGTATCACTTGAAAGGAGGCATTGCCTATGAGAGAGCGTATAACTATTGCGGTAATTGGGGTGTTTTGCATCCTGACTATTGCAGCATGGATTTACACAAGATTTGATACCCCTGTGGAGGAGCGCAAGACCACTTCTCCCTCCGTTGTTAATGCAGGTTATGGAGACTACTCCGAGGAGGAGAAGGAAGAGGCGTATGATAAAGGCTATGATGAAGGGTACGAAGAAGGGTACGAGGCAGGCTTAGAGGATGGGTGGAAAGATGTTTTTGATAACCCGGGAGACTATGACGTATATATGAATGATATTATATCTGCTGCTTACAAAGAGGGATACAATGATTGCCTTAATGGCGTTGAGTCTCAGTGGTAGAAAGGAGGTAGACTATGGCAAACGCAAGCAAGTTGCCTAGCGGTGCGTGGCGCACCCAAGTGGCAAAGAAAGTGGGAGACAAGCTTGTGAGAAAGTCTTTCACTGTTCACCCTGATGAATGTCAGGGAGACACAAGGAAAGCAAAGACTCTCTCAGAACAACGTGCAAGAGAGTGGGTACTAGATATAAAGACGGAGATATATTCTCCACAATCTGTTGAGAAAGCTGTGGATAACTACATAGCAGACAGGTCTAAGATCCTAAGCCCCTCCACCATTGTGAACTACCAGAAGATGAAAAAATACTTTGAGCCGATCTTTAATATCCCGGCTGTGGATATCGGCACACAGGATCTTCAAAGGCTCATCAATGATATGAGCGTGGAAGTATCACAAAAGACTATCAAGAACAGAATAGGTTTTCTGCTCTCAGTCCTTGATTATGCAGGCAATGATAGAAAGTTTAGGCTGCGATACCCCCAGAGGGTAAAGAGGCAGCTACGGACACCCGATATCTCAGAGGTATATATGCTGCTTGATAATGCAGATGAGACACAGAAGGCGATCATTTGTCTTGCCGCTTTTGGCTCCCTGCGCCGTGGAGAGATCTGCGCCCTCAGGCAGAAGGATATCTCAAGAGATCTATGCAGCATATCGGTTCATGCAGATATGGTAATTACTCCTGCAGGATCCTATGAGTACAAGGAGCTTCCCAAGACAAGCGACTCAATAAGGACTGTGTACCTGCCCAAAAAGATAATTGACCTGCTGCCCATATCAGAAGATCCTGAGGAGTATCTTTTTAAAATGACCCCTACTAACCTCTGGAAAAGATATGACCGCCTCAGAAAGCGCTGTGGAGTCGAGGCAGGACTACACGATTTAAGGCACTTTGCAGCCTCATTTAGAAGTGATTTAAACATACCCTCTAAATATATCGAGGAAGTCGGCGGATGGGCAAAGGACAGCCATATAATGACCACGATCTATGACAATACACTTAGCTCCACCAGAAAGAAATATGTGCACCTTACGAATGAATTTATCGAAAAAACATTCCATGATGCAATCAACCTCTAATCTTTCATGTGCATTTTCGTGTGCACTCGTGAGTAAAATATCTTGACTTGTGGGTAAAATTTCTTTACCACAGGTAAATTATTTTAACTAAGAAAAGCCAGTAACAAAGCGGATTTGCATTACTTTTCGCTTCATTACTGACTTCTCAAAAATAACGGAGAAAGCGGGATTTGAACAAACTTTTATAAGGGTTGCAATCCGCTATTCTCCGCTATTTTTGTTATGGCGTGGGTATTTTCGTGGGAACTAACATTCCCTGTCTCTTCTTTATATTAATTATTTCTTAAGTGCTGCTATGGTATTCTTTCCTGCAATGCCATCTACTGTGAGCCCCTTAAGATCCTGATAGGTTCTCACTGCTCTTTCTGTTGCATCACCGAACTTACCATCTACAACAAGCGAGGCGCCCTTTTCATTAAGAGCATACTGCAGCCACTTAACAGACTCTCCCTTGCTTCCCACCTTCATAAGCGTTGAAGTGAGTCTATACGGATTTCCTGTGACAACTCCACTGTTAAAGTCGTACTTAGTAAGGTTGTACTTCTGTATGATCGAGAGCACAGAGTTTACCTCTGTAGAGCTTGTCATATATCCGCAGGCTTTTATCTGCTTCATTTGTGTTATGTAGTCTGCATCTGCCTTGACTCTGGAATATAGCCCGGTGTTAAGAAGCTCATAGTAATTATCCGTGCACTGCTGCATATCCCTGTAGGATCTGAATGCATCCACAATGGTTGTGTGCACTCCTATGGTATACTCTTCCTTTGTCTTTGAAGTAAAGAATGTGCCATCCCAGAACTTCTTAGCTGTCTTTCCTGTGCCTACCTTCTGCCCTAAGAAAGAATTGTGCTTGCAGCTTCCTGCGGTTCCGTATGCAGACTCCACACACGCCATAGCTATACAGATGGAAGGTTTTACCTTGCCAAGCTTCTGAAAGCTATTCTGTGCACATGGAGCTATTCTCTCTATAAATGTAGCTATTGTCGTTGCGCTTGCCATGATCCACTCCTTTAATCATATGGGTTTTTATTCATGCTATATACTGCGGACTCCACTAATTGATCCAACTGATCCTCAGTAATACCTATCCCATGTTGTGCCATCCAAGAAGTTACAAAGCCCATTACTTCCTCTTTTTTTAAAGAGCCTTTGCCGCTTCCCTTGATGGTCTGCTCTGCCGCCCTGACTGCAGTAGCTACTACATGGAGTAGCCTGTCGTACTTTGACTCTGCCGTCTTTTCTTTGATGTATGGCACAAGATAAGTTGCCACCAGTGCGGCTGCTACAGATACCACGATCTTTAAGATATTAAATGTTAATTCGTTCATGCATCCTCCTCCGGCATTCCTGCCTCATAATCTGCAAGCTTCTGTTTTTTCTGTTGCTTCTTTTCAAAGTATGCCTTGCACATATATCCAAGTATCACTGCGACTATCTCAGTGATCCATGCAATGCCAAGCTCCGTTACTGGATCTCTCCCAAACGCCGCAAGGATATAAGGTACTTCTGCATTGACAACTCCTATTATCAGAAGTGCCTTAACTGCCTTCTTTGTATATGTGGGGAAAGTCTCATATTTCTTTTTAATGCTGCTCATCTTTCGCCTCTGTGATCTCATCAATCCTGTGGTGTGCAGACTTTGTGGACGACTCTACTAAAGCCATCCTCTCTTTTAGCCCGGACATATCATTTTTGATTTCCTTTACATCCGATCTGATCTCTTCCTTGAAGTCCTTAACATCACTTTTCAGATCCCTTATGTTATCGTTTATGTTTTCAAGCTTAACTATCATAGTGGTAGTCGTATTCTGGTCTGCTTTATCATCATTCTTTGCATTGCGTCTCCATGCAAGAGCTGCAAGGAATAATGAGCCGCAGGAAATAAGTATCGTTATCTCTACTGGCATTATGCTACCTCCCATGAATAAGTAACGACTCCATCTGTGACAGTTACCCTGAGCTTATAAGTGCCTGCCACTGTTGGGAGGGAGAGCTTATTTAATAACTGTTGCGCCTGAGTAGCATAAGCCTCTGCCTGTCCTTTGGCTGTCTCTGCCCCGGTCTTTGCATCAAGAGCACTCTGTGCGTTGCCTGCTGCAGCTTCTGCCGATCCTGCTGCCGCCGTCTCAGAAAGTCCTGCATTATATTCTGAGGCTGCCGCTGCTCTTGCTGAGGCTGCTGCCGCACCTGCCGCGCTCTCGTCTATTGCTTCCTGCGCCTCTTCTGTTTCTGCATCTGCGATATATGCCATTTTCTCAAGAGTGAGGGTGACCGCCTGTGCTCCGCTATAAACATTCTCCACTCCCTCAAGATTGATGGTAAGAGGATAAGGGTTAGGCAGTGTCTCGCTCTCTGTCATTACTTCTATCTTTTGTACCGCAGTGAGTGCCCTGTTAAGCAGGTCTCTGAATCCGCTAAGATCCGACTCAGATACAAGATCGTCCTCATTGTAAAGGGCGTTCCTGATCTTAAGGTAGAACTCAAAGGATGTTATCTGGGTGCTGTCTGATCCAAGAAGTGTGATTGTCATTGTCACATTTCCTGCCTCATCTGTTATAGCCGCAGGTACAGTGTACTCAAGCTCATTTATGAAGTTGTCATTATCATCCGTAAGGATTGTTGCGTCGCCATATATAACAGAGCCGTCGCCTTTAACGCCTCTTACTGTGGCTACTGTAACTGTGCTCATATCCATTGGCACCTTGTTTGCCAAGAGTACGAAATGGCATACACGGCTGTTTGTATCGCCTTCTGAAATAATTATCGTGTTCGACTTTGAAGGTCTGGCAAAGTCTACTACGAGATCGTAACTCACTTTCATAGTTTTTTACCTCCATGTTTTAATCATAAAGAAAAGAGGGCTTCCTTTATAGGTCACCCTCTTTGTGTTTACCACGGCTCTACATCATACTTATTTAAGAGTTCTATGATCTGATCCAGTTCATACTGATAGTAGTCGCCTCCGTATTTCTTGGCTATTGAAGTGCCTGTCTGCTCATCAATGTAGGCTTTTATCATTGCCACTCTGGTGAGCTTCTGCTGTGCACTGCTGTCGCCATTCTTATAGGCTTTTACTAAAGGCTTGGTGTAGTCGGTAGTAAGCGAGGACTTCATTGTGCTACCTGCATCTTTGATAGCCTCATCACCGCTCTTACCTTCCATGAGCTTGCTTGCCCAGTTGTTTACTGCCTGTTTGTAGTCGCCCTGCCCGGTCTCAAGGATCTTGTAGGTTGCATCCCTAAGGGCTGCCTTTTCCTTCTGCAGCTTGGTCTTTGCCGCAGTAGCCGCCTCTTTCTCTGCCAGAGCTTTCGCCGCCTTGTCGTAGGTGGTTCCCTTCTCGATAGAATTAAGAGCCTTGTTGACATTATCCTCAATGGAGCTGTCTATTTCGTTATCCCTGTTGTACCTGATGGTTGAGCCGTAGTGGTCTACTACGTGCTTAATCATTTTGTCATTGTCCTTAGCTTCCTGCAGGAACTTAACTGCATCCTCTATTCCTTCGCCGGACTCAATAGCCTTATCAAGCACGCTATATCCATATGTAGGATCCTGCCACTCAAGGATTGTGTCCTCTGCCTCTTCCTCGGTCATGCCGATTGCAAGTAGCCCTTTGGTTGCTTTCTCTGCCAGATCGTGAGCTTTCTGCGCTGCCTCTTCGTCTCCGTCCTCTCCTGCCGCATACAGGTCGTAGTAATCGGACTTGTATCTTGAGGTAATGCCGCTCTTGATATCGTAGATAGTGCCGTCATTCTCAAGAACTCCCTGTACTAATGCGCTGATATCCTCAACGCTCTTGTCCTGCTTGATCGCATCATATATGGAAGTATACTTGTTGGAGCTGATCGTCTTTTGCAGGTCTGGCATGAATGCATTGTAGAGTGCGCTCAGGTCTCTTGAAAGATTGTAAAGCGGAACACCTGTTATCTGTGATATAGGTCTTGCAAGAGTCATGTACATACCATACTTAGTCTTATTACTGTCTCCGCTTGCATATTTCACGATAGCCTGTGCACTTGATACAAGGCTTGTGATCGCATCCATATCCATTCTGTTAGAGGTTGTGTTGAAAGTTGTCTCTCCCATAATGGTATTGATGAGAGTGTTTGACGCATCCTTAAGTACCGGGATGAGGTTTAATGGGTTGACATTATCAATGACATTATCCCTCAGGGCATTGAGATATACTTCTCCCCAGTCCTCGTCGTCTGTATCTCTTCTGAATGCATCAATTACTGCTGCAGCTGCGGAAGTGATTATGTTGGTAATGGCAAATACCATAGCCGCCTTGCCTGCCTTCTTAAAGCCCTTGCCTTCCCTCATATCCTCAAGTATTGCCTTCATGAGCATATTGTAGGACTTCGTAGGCTCAGCCATGAATGCTGTCTGCAACTTGTTGAGGGTGTCCTTACTCCTCATGTACTGTGATCTGTGGAGTGTAGAATCGACTACCTGTGTCTGATCTACAACCTCGTCGAATCTGTCTTTGATCCTCTGAGTGAGTTCTTCCTTAGATACACCGCCTTCTTTCTTTGCAAGAGCCTGCTGCTCTTTTGTTACTGCAGTATAGAGTGTGCCCCATGTAACATCATCTGCCCATCCTGCAAGAGCCATAGACTTATTTCTTGCCTCTTCCATGATGGAGGACTGCCCTGTGATGATCTCTTTCATGGACTTGCCTATTGAAGTCTCAAAGTAGCCCTGTGACTTCCACCATGCTATCTCTGACTCTTCCCTCATCTGGTTGCCGATCTTATGCGCCTGTATTGGTGATAAGACAGCGTTCATAAGGTACTTAGGAGAAAGCACATTCATAGCCCTAAAGTAAGCTGTGGGCTGCTGAATGATAACTCTGATATTGGCTCCGACTGCTGCCGCCTTATAGTTCGATATAAGAGAGTCAGTAAAGTTGCCGATATACTGTGACTTCTCAGATCCGTTAAGATCCTGCATGAGCTTTACATAGTAGCGTGAACCGCCTTCGCCGCTTATCCTCTGTATTGCCTTCTGTACCGAATCCCATCTGCCGATATTCTCATCCACCTTATCTACAGTCTTGTAGTTAAACCATCTGTTTGCATCCTTCATTGCAGGTGCAAAGCCGTGATAGGTTGCCATATCAGCCACATGATCCGTGAACACATCAAAGATATCCTTGATAATAATAGGGTTGGAAGCATTCTGTATAAGCTGTTTAGTAAAGCCGGATCTCTCAATGCCGTTAAGAGAATCTCTTGAGGTATTGGAATTGTTTGCAGTGATGTAACTCTTGTCAGTGCTGATAGGGAAGTAATTCTCATCCACAAACTTCTCAAAGCCGTACATTGTCATGGACGCTTCGTTACCATCCTTTGAGCATTCAAGAGCCATGTACTGTTGAAGCTTGTCGGCTATTGCCTTCTGCTCATCTGTCAGAGTGTTAAGGATATTCTCAAGCTCTGAGTCGGACAAATGCACTGGCTCAGAGTTTTGGTTCAGTACTCCGCCCTTTGCCCTGTTGATGATATCTGCCTCTATACCGCCCTTAAAGTGCAATGTTGCCTGCTGCCTCTTGTTGAGCTCATACAGTGACATTATCTGTGCAGTGGTAAGGTTTATCTGCCCATCTGTCACATTGAAGGTATGCACGTCTGCTTTCCTGCCAGTCCACTTATCGAGATCTTTTTTCTTAATGCCCTTCATGGTCTCTTCCATGAAGCCCTGCGCCTTCCTTATATCTCTTACTTTTGTATTGAAGCCCTGCCTCAATGCCTTGTAGATCTTCTTGCCGCCCTCTCCAAGAAGTGAGAAGTAAGTCTCTGGCGTAGCCATATCAAGTCTTAAGGTCTGAGTAACCTTATTATAGAATGATCCGTGTACCTTATCCTTGCCGATCTCCTTAGCAAGTCCTATGGTATCATCACCGAGCTTGTCTATCTCCTCATTGATGGAGAATGCCTTATTGCCCTGAGAGATGGCGTGCATGATATTCCTAAGGGCATTATTGATAGTAGCAAGGTCTGAGGAGTTGAGGTTGTTCACTGTAAGGAGTCCTCTGTTGCGCTTGATAACATCCCCAAGTGCATCTGCAAGGGTAGGATCTATTGTCTGCATGAAAGCATCCATATCTCTGTGCTCAAAGGTTGAGCCATCACGTACCCTTGAAAGAACATCCTGCAGCTCACTCATTCTGTCTATCCATGAGCGCGTAGCCTGTGATCCTGTACCTGCGCCAAGTGCCATGTAGTACCTGCGTATTACATCATCCCTTGACTCTCCCTCAATGGTATCAAATACCATCTGTCTCTTGCCGCTTGCATCCCTAACAGAGTGATTGAATACTCTCACATAGTACAATCCCTTTTTGTTCACCTTAACCTCAGGCTCTACAAAATCAAGGGCGTTAAGGAACTCAAGAACTGACTCCATCATATCTGTAGGGATATGGTGCTGCTCAGTAGGGCTCATGATCCATGTAGTAAGTTTCCTTGCCCTGTTGGATATCTTCTCTTTCAACTCTCTCTGGTTGCGTACTTCCCTAGCGTTCTGAGCTCTTTCTCTGTTCTTCGCCCTGATCTCTGCAAGCTTATCAAGGCTCTTGTATCTCTCTGTAAGAATTGAAAGTCTTGCATCAAGCTTGCCCTGCTTAAGCTGTTCTTTAAGCTTTGCCTTCTGATCTGCAAGCCTCTGGTTGTAGCGGTCTCTTACCTGCTTCTGATAATCAAGCCTCTTTGCCTTCATATCAGCCTTAGCCTTCCTGAGCTTGTCGTTGTACTTCTGCCTTGTTTCCTGCCTCATGCCGGACTGCTTAGCCTTGAGCTTATCATACTTGGCGTTGCCCTCTTCCTGCGCCTGCACATCCAAGTACTCCTCCACTATTCTCAAGGCAAGGTCTCTTGTCACATCCTCTGCGTTGCCCTCAAAGTTATTTACAGGAGAAGGTCTTAAGGACTCAAGCACATCAAGAAGTGCGAGAGGTTCGTTTGCATCTGCGATATCTCCGTCGAGAAGTCCGTCTGTACTTGCTACGATCTCCTCCCAGAGGGAATCCAGATATGTGCCATTCTTATTGAAGTTGATAGGTGCTGCTGCCTTCTTGAAGCTTGCGTAAGAATCGTAGGCGTTTCTTACTTCTGCCATCTGCTTATCATTGAGCTTGATCTTGTAGCCCTTAAGAGCAGCAACAAACTTATCATAGTCCTCAGATTTTGCAGTGGTAGCCTCTTCGATAACCGGGCGTGCAATCTCATCCATGACACGCATCATATCGTTATAGTTTACGTGCTCACCTGTCTGCATATATGCAAATGCTTTCTCCATCATATCTGCAAACATTTTGGTATTTATGGTTGAGCCGTATTCCTTCTTAAGGGCAATGGCGATCTTGTCTACTTTCTTTCTGTCTACCTCCTGCCCCTTAAGAGCCTCCATGCCTTCCTCAAGAATAGATGCAGTGTCGCCGTACTGTTCGTTGAATACTTCCTCCCAGAGATCGTCGATCTCCATAGAGAATCTGACGTTTGTATCTTCTGACTCTGACTTGAGGAGCTCTGTTCTCTGATCCTCGTTTCCTGCTTCATAGAGTTTATAGCGTATGCCTTTATCCTCAAGCGCAGTGATTACATTCTGAGATACATTATTAGGAAGGAGTACGCTTGCAATCTCATTGAGCCATACCGCTCTTCTCGGCTTAGCCTCAAAGTACCCGGTAGGAAGCTCTGCTATGTCATTCATAAGATCCACGATCTTCTGAGCAGTATCTTTCTGAATTGAAAGTGTCTTGTATTCCCTGAGCACCTTATCAATTCCCTGCACAGTCTTGGATGTTCTTACCGCATCTGCTATAGCTTCTGCTGCTCTGTCGTATGCAATAAAGCCGTTGCTCTCTTTCTTGTCCTCAATCTCATGAATGATCTCATTAAATCTCCTTGAGTGGTCGTCTGTAAGAGCAGCGTGCTCCTCCTCAGATATCATGCGGAGCTGCCCTTCACTGGCGTGAATATCCTCTATGCTCTTGAAGTCCTTTGTTGCAATAGCCTGTATAGCAGACTGGGCAAAGAATCCATCTGCGCCCTTAGCATCCTCTGAGTTCATGATCCTTACAATATTCTCAAGGGTAGCCTCATCATGCAGTGCCTCCCAAGATCTTCTGTTGCCAGATCTGGTAAAGAGCTCTTTCTCATTTCTTAAGCCTGTCTTTTCGATAATGCCGTCAAACTTATCTGTGAGCCAGTCGATATACTCAGCCTCGTGAGCGTCTATTCTCTCATTGATCCAATCTCTGAGCGTAGCTTCATCAAGTACCTTAGGAAGCTGATTGCCGTTTTTCTTGTACTTATCCACAATCTCCATGAACATATCAAACTCACCGAGATACATTTCAAAGTGAGTCTTGCTGTTCTCAAGCATCTTGTCCTTGAATTTAGCTGTGGAGTTCTCAAGCTTCTTCTGCCAGTACTTATAATTAGCTTCATTGGCTGCATTCTTTGCAGGCTCCATGTACTTGCGGTCTACATTCATCCATCCATCCTTGAGCGCATCATCAGGAATAACGTTTGCTACTGCCTCGATAATACTAGGATCTATGCCCTTGTTGCCGCCGGGTACCATAGGGAACTCTAAGACTCTTTCCTCAAGCCCATCATTTGCAGTAATGAAAGCAAACTTGAGCTGCATCTTATCTCTGTATGCCTCTGCAGCGTTGCCCCTTGATCTATTGATCTTGTCAGTGGCATTATCCATATCAAGTCCGGGATTGCCAAAAGCTCTGAGCTCCTGAGGGAGACTGTCTACCATGTCGGCTACCTTCTTAAGCACCTTCTCATTGATCTTGTACTCAATGGTAGGGAAAGTTGGAGTCCATGCGTCGCCGCCATAGACCTTGTTCTTTTTAATAAACTGCGGATCTATGGTCTCTCTCTTAAAGAGCACAGATACATCACCATACTTTGAGTGCTCCATGCCTGCCTTAATAATGGCTATTGATGGTGAAGGGAAGCCGTTAAGCCCTATATCTGCAAGAAGCTGATCTGCGCTCATGTTGTGTACGGCTATAAGTGTTTTCTCAAAGTCCACATTGTTAGTTTTCTTTGAGTCCTTCTCCATAGCCTTAAATCCATCTTCATCTATGCCAAGAGAATACCTTGCCTTGTAGTCTACCGGGTAATCGTCCTTATCCTCTCTCTTCCACCACTCCCACTGCTGAGAGGTTCTGGTGTGATATCTCTCATTGATGTAAGGCTCGATCTGAGAGTGCATTCCTCCCATTGCATCCCAGTAGTACTCATTGCCCTGCTCGTCATAAGTATGTCTGAGAATAGCTTCGCCTGTGCCTCTGAGCCACGGCTTATCCTTGTAGATATCCTCTCGCATCTGCTCATACTCTTTGCTTGTAGGGTTCTGCACTACCTCTGTGTTACGTACATAGAATACTCTGTCGTTGTCTACATCAAGAGAAAATCTGATACTGTCTGAGTCGGTAGGAGCTTCATTATCTATAGCCTTAATCTGGTTAGGATAAAAAGCTATGGTCTCAGAGTCAGCTATAATGCCGTCATAGCTTGTACCATTTACTCTGTTGAAGATCTTAAGTGCTCCCACGAAATCTCCCACGCAGGTAGCGTTAAGATCCTGCAGGGCTGCAAAATCGTCCTTGCCCTCAAGACTCTCAAGCACTGTCTCTGGCGTAGCGTCATAGCCGTAGTTATCAATGCCGTAGTCCTCATCATTGGCAATCTCTTCTATGAATGCCCTCATCTGATCCTCAGTGATATTGTGAGTGCCAGTCTGCAGAGGGTTGGTGAGATTGAGATATACGTCATAGGTCTTGCCGTATACGCTTGACTGTGCCTTAGTATCTGCAAAGTAGAAACCTCTGCCATAGAGTCCTGAGTACTTTGCTTTCTTAATGTCGAATACATCAAAGCCATAGCTGTTGGTGCCGTGGTGCATAACCTTAAGGGCGCCGTTTGTATCAACCACTTTGGAGTCTCTGAAAAATTCCTGCTGCTCTTTGGTAAGAGTTCTGCCCTCAGAATCTACGGATAGTGAATGCTTTACAGTATTTTTATAATTGTCCTCAAACTGGCTTGGAATGTACTGTTTGAGTCCGTTATCAAGCTTACTATTCTTGACTTCGCTTAAAATATCTGCTAATTTGTAAGTAGATAAAGCTCGGTTAGAGGTGCGATCAAGAGATTTTTTCTCCGACTCCATCTCGACAATCTGAGCTTTTTCTATTGTAGGAAGTACTACAGATACATGAAGCTTATCTACTTTCTTTTCAAAGTCTTTTATCTCAAGCTTCACCGGGTTAAATCCTACCTCATCATTAAAGCCTGACACTAAGACGAAAACTTGCTTGAGGTCGGGATCTTCACGCTTCATCCCCTTATATCTATCGTTGTGTACCTCGATCAACTCAGCGCTTTCAATAACGCTAGGCAAGCAAGATAACATTTCCGCAAACTTAGTGGATCTCTGCGGAGTAACTTCTCCACCCTGCTTATTCCAACTCTCATTTAAAGAACTGCTTGAAAACGCAAATTCCACCTCAATGTTTTTGTTCGTATAATCATCCTTGAGAATCCCCAACTCTCTAGCAAGGGCTTTGATGGATTTTTCCGCTTCTTTAAGCTCCATGCTTTTTAGCCTATCAATGTCTATCTCGCTCTTAGGCTTGCTATAAGTAGGGATAGAAATAGCTCTGTCTTTGAGCTCGTTGTATCTTTCCTCTTCTGTAGAGTTTATATCTATAGAAAATCTCTCTTTACTATTAGTGTCAGCTTCCTGCCCCTCGGCATTCTGGTAATTCTCAATAGCCTTATCCAGAGTTTCAAAGAACTGCTTAAGGATCTGCTCCTGCTCATCCACCTTAGACTCAGCAAGCTGCTTCTGGTAGCTGTTCATATCAGAGTTTTCCACAAGGCTTCTGATAGACTTAATAGCCTTCTTAAAGAAGTCCTTTATTTTTGTGCCCAGAGTCTTTGCTTCCTTAGCTCCGTACTTCTCTGTCATGTAGTCTGCAAGAGCCTTCTGCCCTTTCTCTGTGCTCATGAGGGCTACAAGCATATCATTTGTAAGCTCCTTAGAACTCTCAAGCACTGTCTGATCTGCGTCGATCTGCTCGTATACCTTCTGGTATGCATTGATAGCAGACTGGTATCTGTCAGATCCTAAGACTCTACTTGTTGCCCCTACTACAGAGTCACGTACTTTGTCGTACTCATCTGAGGCATATACCTCTGCGAACTCTGCAAGCTCATGGTAAAGAGCTGTCGCATGATCCTCTGAGATGGTAATAAGAGACTTGCCGACATTAAAGGATCCGTTTACACCCTTCTTGCCCTTATTTGTGAGCACGATATCAAGACCTGTTGCTTTAGCCACCAGATCGAAAATGTTTGTGTCTATGTTGTTTGTGTTCCCGGATCTTAAATCTCTGAAAGTACCTGCGCCTTTCTTTACGCCGAGCGCACTGCTAAGACCTGAGGAAGCCTTGCTCTTTACCTCTGCCTCATAGTCAGATCTTCCGATATCGTAAATAGCCTGCGTGGTCTCTTTTCCAAGCGCAGCCTCTACTATAGCGCCCATGCCGTTAGATGCAGCGTTCTCATACTTAACGCCTGTAGCGCCTGCATTGTAGTACTTATTGAATGCATAGTTGTACTGCTCAAGGTTCATGCCTTCCTTGATATTGGCTGCATAACCTTCCTGTGCCGCTACAGTTTTCTGTGCCGCAGCACTCCTATTAACTATGTCAACCGCTACCTCATTGCCTGTATGATATACGGCGTTGTTATTCTCGATCCTCTTTCTTTCGCCTTCTTTGAATGCTCTCTCGGAAGTCTCTGAAAGATAGCCAAGACTTTCTCTTGACTCTCCCCTTAAGGCTCTTGTGTATGCATCCTGAGCAGAAGTCTTAACACCCTCAAGATCCTGCTCTGTAAATCCGTTTGCCCTAGCCATAGCCGAGAACTCATTTAAAGCCTCATCTGCGTTGTTTCTTGCCTCGGATGAAGTAGAACTCTTCATTGCATTATAAGCCGCAGATAGCCCTGCCACGTCTCCATTTCTGATGGCATCCTGCATCTGAGCTCTGCCCTCTTCTACAGTGATACCAGTAGCCGCAGTACGGAACTCAGAAGGAGTCTGAGAAGCTTCTCTTAAGTACTGTTCGTACTTCTCCTGTGGAGTGCGTGCCTCTTCTGCAATCTCCATAGATCTGTTGAGGGCAAAGTTATCCTGAGCAGAGAGCTTGCCGTCTCTCTCGTACTTCTTGGCATACTCAAGCACTTCTGCCTTCTGCTGCCTGCCCACTTCTGTAGAGTCGTCTATGGTATCTGCCATAAGCCGGATAGGGTTCTGGGCATACTTCTCCGCCTGCGCCTTCATATCCCTGTCATACTGAGTATCTGTAGCCGCATCCCTTGCTACTGAATTGTAGTAGTCAGAGATAGCGCCCTGCTGTGCATTGGCGTTGATGTTTCCTGCAATAGCTCCACCTGCACCAAGCACGCCACCAGATACGGCACCTGCCAAGCCGTCAAAACCAACCTGCTTCCAGAAATCAAACTCAGCCTGCTTAGTAGCCTCTTCCTTTGAAAGCCCCTGTTCCATGTAAGCTTCAATAGCCTGAGTCTGAGCGTTCTTGCCATTCTTACCAAGTATGAGGTAATCGGAGTATCTATTAAGAAGATCTGACGCCATCTCCTCAGACCCTTCAATACCTGCCTGTGCAAGCCAGTCCACGATAAGCTTCTTGCCTACCTTAGTACCTTTAGCCATGCCCCACAGATGATCGAGAGATAATTTCTCAGTAAGTACTTCTGCGGATCCTGCAGCGATACCATACATATTAGCCTGCTCGTTAGTAGCGCCTCTTTCCTTAGCTTCCTTGTAGCCGGATGCATAAGCCTGTGTGCCATATGCCCCAAGAGTAATTGCCTGTCCTCCCGGTATTGCAGAAGATATCAGAGCCATTTCTCCTGCTTCTGCTGTTGACACGCCGATCTGATATGCGCCCTGCGCTATTGGGTGCTCATCCGTGATAGCATTGTTTACTACCTGCCCTGTGGCGTACTCGGAGGCGTTAAGGGCTCTTGATCCCATGCCGTTCACATCCCTGCCAAGTCCTGAGGGATGATCCACTGCATTGTCCGCAAGCGCAGTAAAACCTCTGATAGGAGTCATTAAAAGATCGTAGCCAGTATTTCTAATACTGCCCTTTACCTTTTCTCCTGTGCTTGCGTTAGGATCTATGTTAAAGTTCTGGTTGTACTCATCTGTGAGCTTTGCATTGGAAATGTAGGACGCATAATCAATGTACTTTGAAATCTTATCATCATCCCAACCAAGAGCCTTGAGCTCTTCCTTGCCTTCTTTGATCTGGGCATTGGCAGCATTCATCTCTTTGCCTACCTGTGCCCTGCTCTTTCCTGCATCATCCCTGCCGAGCTTATACTCATTACCTGCAGCAACCTTATCAAGAGCAGCTCTCTCCTCTTTCGATAGGCTGTTTATCTGCATCTGTGAATACTCTACAGTCTCAGAAGGTGTAAGCACTGAGCTCTCAGCAAACTTTGCATTATTGCCTCTTCTGTATGCGTCAATAGCTTTGACAAACGTGTCATAATCCATGCCGCTCTTTTTAAGGAACTCTGTAGCTGCAGCGCCTGTATTAACATCATAGCCCCATCCATTTACATACTCATGGAGCATATCTTCCTGATCCCTTGTGAGTCCAAGAGCTTTGATATCAGACTTTCCGCTTGCAACCTCTGCCGGAGTATATCTGCCCTGACTGTGAGAATCATATTTTTCATGAAGCGTGTTGAGTCTCTCCGCCTCTGCCGCAGCCTGCCTGTCTGCCTCTGCCTTCCTGCTCGCAAACTCTCTGAGGTTTTCCAAAGGATCCTCTATGTCGCTATATCTGCCTGCAGCCATGCTCTGTTTAGCTCTCTGCCACGGAGACATATTATTGCTCTGAGATCCACCCCATGATGCATTGTTAGCACCCTGAGTCTGCCCAAAAGCCTCTGCATTACCACCACTCTGAGCCTGCCCAAAAGCCTCTGCATTATTCACTTCTGAGGCGTAGCTGTTATAAAGCTCCTGTGTCTGAGCTTCTCTGCGCCTTCTCTCCTCTTCCTCATCAAAAGAACTAGCAGGAGTTGTTACCCCTGCTGTTCTTAATGCGTTTTTTACACTCGCCCATGCGCCGCTTCTTGCCATACCTTACCTCCATAAGCCTGTATTGAATACGCCCTTTTTCTTTTCTTCTTCCTCAATCTGTTTGATGAGGTCTGCCAAATCTTCCTGCGAAATGTTTGCCTGATTGCCATTCCAGTATCTTTCGCCATCAGCAACCTTCTGTATTACCTCAAGATCCGCGTCATTGTACCCTGCCTGCTTCATGTTGTACTCAAACATTCTCTTGCCTGCGCCTGTCTGAGACATTTGCTTGTAAGTATTAACCATCTCCTGTATATCCTCATTACTTGAACCAGTGAGAGCAGATGAGGTTTTGTATGGAGCAGGGTTAAGATTATTCCCGGAATTGCCGCCGTTTGCAGTGTTGCCTGCTGCCTTAGCCCTTGCACTTGATCCTCCGCCACTGCCTGCGCTGTTGGTATTGCTCCAAGAGCTTGTGTTCGCGGAAGTGTTTGTCTGGCTATTAGATCTATTCCAGTTGGAGCTATTCTCCCAGTAGGATGTATCTGTATCTGAGGATGTGTGGCTGTCCTCCCAGTAATTTGTATCTGTGATCTGATAATTGGAAGTCTCAGACTGCTTCTCAGTCCAGTACTCGTTATTCCAGTAATTACGCTCATTAGCAAACTGGTCGTAATCAAAGTTACGCTCATCCCTGTAGGCTGCATCATAGTAAGATCTGTCACTCTGCCAGTCTGCAACATCATCTCTGTACTGTCCGTACTCTCTGTCGTATGCGTCTGCAGTAATGCCATACTTGTTAAGCATTTCCTGCCCTTCGTACTGGTACTGCTCAAACGCCTGATCTCTGAGAGTAGGTATCTCGTCGTTGAGCGCCTGCAGGTAGTTCTGGTACGTCTGCTGCCCTGCTGACTGGGAATAAGAAGATCCATAGCCGCCGTTCATAGCCTGAGCTTTTCCGAGGGTATCTTCCATAGCCTGCTTGCCCTGTGCCGTGTAGCGGTCTTTGTACAACTTGTACATAGGATCCGCATTGAAGTCGTAGCTGAATTTATCCCGGTTCATGATGGACTCATACAAGCTGTTGAGCTTATCTTCGTACTTGGACTCAAACGTAGGCTTGTTATCAAGAGTCTCCTGCAATCTGTCGTAGGCATCCGTGACCTTTGCGCCCTCTTCATAGTCTGTGTTGTATGCATCCCTGTGCTGTCTGGTATTCTCTTCTACCTGCCCAGACCACCACGACTTGCCGTAACTCTCAGAATGTGAGCCACCTTCTGTGTGGGTATCTGATTCAGTGTGAGAATGTGAGCCGCCCTCTGTGGATGAGCCGCCTTCTGAATAGGATGTAGTATTGGACTGGCTCTGCGACGTAGAGCCACCTTTTGTGCTTGAGCTTGCAAATAGCTGAATATCAAATAAGAATTTCATTGTCTTTTTCTCCTTCATAATTCCAAAGACCTTCGCTATATTTATGGTACTTAAATAACCTCTCAAAATATAGGACACCCTAAAAAAGAGGAAGAGCCTACCTTGACTCTTCCTCTTCAACCTCAATGTGCTGTGCCAGTACTTCTGTGAGCTCCTTATTTAGTTCTGTGAGCTCCTCAATGATCTGCTCCTGTCTTAGCAGGAGACTGGCGAGTGATCTGTCACCACTCATGCCCTTGTGAAGTTCTCGGACTTTACTACTGCGCCAAGTTCATTGATAACATGAACAAGCTCAAAAGCGTAGTTCTCATTGCCCATAGCTCCGGCAAGCTTCTGATGGAATACCTTGAGTGCATCTGTCAGAGTTTCCTGAGGATATACTCCGTATGCATCCTTTGTGCCATCCGCATACTTTGTGATCTCAACTACATAATACTTACCTTCGTACATAACTCTTACTCCTCCTTTAGGTTATTTATTACTGCGTTTATATTTGTTTGTTTACAGTTACCATCTACAACAAGAGTGTTGCCTATATTGATCTCAACAAGAGCCTCATAAGGGCAGCCTCCTGCTACAAAGATATCGCCCTGCGCATAATGCCCACAGGAAGCGGCGCCTATCTTTTCTACGTTTCCGAGAGACTCTTCGGACACCTTTTCGGCTATCTGCTGAGTGAGTCGTAAGTTTGTCTCCGGGTAAGGATCCTCATTAAGCGCAAACCCATCCTCAGGGTTATACTTATATGCCAGTGGAGTGATCTGCTCAGGGATCTCTTCTACTGTGTACAGACTTGCTATGTCATAGTATGTAGGCTGAAACTGTGCGCCCATCTTTGCATACACAGTGTTATTGTCGGAGCCCACATACCCCTCTGCTTCCTCAGGTGCACACAGGATTGTAATGCCCCTGCGCGACTTCTTTACTGGCTTAACCATATCTACAATGTCGATAACAACACTGTCCTTGTTAAGCATAACGATCTTGCTCATACACAAACCTCCTTATAAATAGTTCGTTGAATAGTTTATCCATGTTCCTCTTGGTGAAATACGCATCCTTATGGGAAAGATAGCCTGTATGGGAATTGTAGAAGTTAAGCACCTGCGCAAAGGTTATCTCTCCATTATCAAACCTCTTCGCTATTTTCTTGAGCTTTCTCCTGTTGCGGACTATGGCACTTCTACCCGGCTTGTCGATTATCTTTCCTGTAGGCAGCAGGTATATCCGATCCTGCAACCACACAAAGCCATGCGAGAGCCTTACTATCTGCGTTTTCTTAAGATTAAGCTCTATGCCATACTCCCTGTATGCGCCTATGAAATATTTTAAAAGCTCCTTAGCTTCTGCCTTATCCCTGCATATTACATAGAAATCATCCATGTAACGCGCATACCATTTCTTTCTCCATACTTCTTTTATACTATGGTCTATCCTGTTTTGATAGGTCACCGCATTGATCTGGCATACCTGCGAGCCAAGACCTAAACCTCTGTCAAATGGAGTGATAAAGCTCATTGCAAGGTCTACAAGCCTTCCATCTGTCAGCATATCCCTCATGTTCTTTTCAACAATGCTGTGGTCTATACTCCCAAAGAAATCATGACAGTCTCCAAGAAGAATGTAGCCGTCATTGCCGTACTTCCTGTAGTACTGCCTAAGGTGCTTCTTTAATCTTTCCCTTGCAAAGTCTGTACCCTTGCCCTTCTGTGAAGCTCCATTGTCATAGATAAGGCTCTTTTCCATGACAGGTACTATCCCATAGTCACATACGCTTTTCTGCACAACCCTCTCAGATATATGTACTGAGGTTATGTGCCGCTTCTTTCCTCTCTCGCACAGGTCAAATTCTATAAAGCCTTTGGATATATTCTTGCCTGCTCTGAGTTTTAACGAGGTCTCGTATGTATTCTTTATCACATTCGCGCCATACCTCTGCACAGAGGCTTTCCAGTTCACGCCCTTGCGTGCAGAGTAGAATGCTTTTCTCAAAGAGGAAGGATCCGTGACAACATCAAAGGTGTGCCCTTCATTCCTCTTTGCTTTTGCAAGTTCCCTTTTAGCCTTGCGCCTAAGGTATCTTGCTTC